AAGGTGGGCAGCACGCTGGATGATGCCGGCGTATCGTTCGAGCGGTTCATCGGACTGGTCACCGCGGCGCGCCAGATTACTGGGCGCAGCGAGGCCCAGATTGGTAACGGCCTCAAGACCATTTTGACCCGTCTAGAACGGTCCTCAACGATTGACCAATTGGAGGGCTTCGGGATAGCCGTACGCGACGCATCGGGCGCGGCTAAGGATGCGATGGGGGTGTTCGAGGCTCTGGCTGGCTCCTACAACCAGCTTACCGATGCCCAGCGGCAGCAGGTGGCTGAGCTGGGGGCCGGCGTGTTCCAGATCAACCAGTTCAAGGCCCTCGTGCAGGACCTCGGGAAGGCCAATGGGGTCACGGCGCAAGCGATGCGGACCGCCACGCGGGACACCAACGATGCGTTAGCACGGAATGAAGCGCAGAACAAGACGCTAGCGGCCTCGCTCAATACGCTGAAGGCCAGCGCGACCGAGGCGTCAGCCGTTATCGGCAACCTTGTCATCAACCCCACCTTGCGCGGCGGGATATCGTTCACCAACTGGGTAGCGGAGCTGTTCAGCAAGGATAAGGATGCGACGGGTGAAGAGGTGGAGACATTCGGGTCGTACATGGGTGAACGTCTCCTCAAGGGGTTTGGTAACCTACTGGCTGGGCCGGGATCGATCCTATTGGCCAAGGCGGTCGTGGGCACCATCTACCGGGTTGGGCGCGACTCAATGGCCGACTTCCGGTCAGCCCTCAATTTCACCGATGCAGGGGTCGGTAGGGGGCTTGGGGGAAGAGCGGGTCCCGAGGTGACCCAGATGACCATCGTCAACAGCCTGCTGGATCAGGCGACCAAAGCGGAGGTTAGGCGTTACGAGGCGGCGCGCACGGTGGCGGAGCAAGAGGCGGCCATCCTAGCCATCCTTGAGCGGCAACTGGCGGCACAAACGGCATTGGCGATGCAAGGGGGGCGCGGTCTGCGAGGCGGTGCGGCGTGGGCTGGGCGGGCGCGGCCACCGGGCGCGGCGGGAGGATATGTGCCAATTGGGGAAGAGTCGGCGGCCATCGCGGCCGGCGTAGGCGGGGCTCCAGCCACGGCGCGACCGGTATACATCCCCGACTTCCCGCGGCCGGGCGGCCAGCGCGGCATCGTGGCCAATACAAGCGAGTGGAAGGTCCCGATGGGGGCTCGCGGGTATGGTATCTACAACAGGGAGATGATCCAACGGGTTGGACTGCCGCCCGGTAGCACACCAGTCGCAGCTCGGGGCTTCATTCCGAATGCGGCTAACAGCTACAACGTGCCTAGTGTGTATCGCAGTCCACCCTACCAACCTCCTCCGATGGTGATGGGGGTACCGTGGGGTGCACCCACGAGTCCCGCAGGCCCCTCATCCTCCTACCCTCCCTCTTACCTCCCCGGCCCGGGTGGCTTCGCTAGCCTCCTTGGTGTCGGAGCGACCGTGGACAAGATCTCCCAACTGGGAGCCGTCCTATCCCAGCAGTCCATGGCTAGAGGTGCGCAGGAGATGGCGACGGCAGCTGGAGCAATTCGCGGTTTGGGAACCGGCCCCACCAACCAGATGTTTGCGAACGATGCCTACGGTCGTGCACAGATTGCATCAATACGCGAACGGAACGCCGCCAATGTCGCGGCATCCGAGGCTCAGCTGGCGATGTCTCCATCTATCGGCCGCCCAGTTGGTCCACTAGCCCGCAACCTCGCGCGACGAGATAGGGTTGGAGTGGAGATGGACGCAAAGGCGGACGCTCTACGACGTTATGGCCGTCTCGTTCAGACCTCCAATCGCATCCAGATGGGCAGCCTCGCCGGCTCGTTCGGAGCCGCCTTTATCCCAGAGGGTACCTCGGGTCAGCTAAGCGGCCAGCTATCAGGAGCCGCCAGTTCTGGCTTGCAAGCCCAAGGTGTGGGCTCACTGGTAGGCAGTGCGTTCGGACCACAGGGTACCATCTTGGGGACCGCCATCGGGGCCTTCGTTGGAGCCGTTTATGGCTTCGTGTCGCGCTCGCAGAAGAGTTTTGAGGAGCTGGCGGGCGAGATAGAGGAGAGCAACCGCAAGATTGGCAGTCAGCTGGAGAACACCCAGAAGGTCTTCCAGCTCGATGAGCAAGAGGCCGAGCTGCGCGCCAACGGTGGGTCGCCACGGGATATCGCGCGCGTGCGACGTGAACGTACGACTCGGATAGCCTCCATCACCGACAAGGAGCTGCGTGACTATGTCCTTGGTCGCGGGTCGGACCCCAACGCGAGGGAGAAGATAAATCAGCGCGGGCAGAACCTGCTGGACGAACAGTCTCGTAGCGGCTCGCTGGTCCTCGCCGGCCGTCGCATGACCAACTGGTTTGGGGTTTCTACCAAGGATATCGAGGGTGCCGCTACCGGCGTCAGCCCTCAGCTGTCCTCTCTGTCGGATAGCCAGATAACTGCCCTTCGCAGCCTAGCCCAGAAGGACCCTAACGCCGCCCTTGCCTCCCTCATCAAGATGGCAGGTCTGACACCCCAGCAACAGCAGGAGATGATGGGGCCGCGCACCGCGATAGGACGTCTCGCTGGCTCCTATAATGCGATCACCGGAGGTACTGCGGTCTCGACAGGAGGACTGGGTGCTCTCTCTCCGCTCTTGAACAGTCTAGGCCTCCTCGGCACATACGGTCAGCAGAACACTAATGCTGCCACCACCCAATCCATCGTCAAGGCCATCGACGATATGGAGGCGAGCGGAGCACGCACCAAGAAGGGGAAGACATCCGCGCCGACCATGGAGCCAAAGGATTTCCAGCAGATCATCAACCTGTTCAACCGTGACGTGATGCTTGGTGGCATCCAGCAGGAGGCGGGTCTTCAGGTTGCGCAAGCGCGGCAACGTATGGCCCTCAGCGATCCCGGTCTCAGCGAGATGGAACGCCTTGTCAGGGAAGGGCGTTATGGGGGGCTCAACATCAAGGCACAGTATGGTATCCGCGGGGCGGGTGAGCTATCGGCTGGCAAGGGCCGCCTGTTTGAGCTGCTCAAGTCTGAGAAGATTACCAACCCGGCCGTCTCCGAGAGCCTCGCGGGTATCACGGACGTAAGCGAACTGCGCGCGCTGCGTGCCGGCGGTTTGCCGGGTATGTTGTCACAGGATGCGGCACCTAAGGTACTAGACGCCATTGATGAGCTGATCAATGCGATGGACCAGTTGACTGAGCAGGAGAAGGCGGCTCTGTTCGTCAACAAGACCGAGAATGAGCTGAGGCAGAAGCAGCTAGCCGAGAGCCGTACCTATGGGTATGCCAGCCGTGAGTACGCCGGGGCTGGTCGCCAAGCTAGGGACGCCCTCACCTTCGCCTTCCAACGCAACGATACCCCCGATAAACTGGACACGCTACGACAGAACGCAGATCTGGCCGGCTTGATGGAGGAGTACAACCGGCGTGCGGGCGGCAACCCCAACATGCTTGACCGAGCGGCGGGACGTATTGCACCGATGAGTCGGGCCGAGTTTTTCGGTCGTCAGCTTGGTATGAACGTCCGTGAGGGCTACAACACGCGCGCCCGTAACGCACAAGCTGTCCGGTATGCCCTGAACGATCCCGTTGACTCCCGGTTCCTGTCGGGTGCCGATGTAGAGGAGGGGTTGATGGGCGAGGCTCGTAATGCTGGGGTACGAGGGAACGCCCGCGAGTCCTTTACGGGTGCCTTCGGTGCCCGCATGGCCGGTCTCAAGAGGGACCTCATGGACCTCTCGCAGGTTGGTGCACAGGTGGCTACCAGCCTTGAAAACGGTCTAGGCAACGCCTTCGGCGACTTCGTGACCGGTGCACAGAAGGGCAAGGACGCCTTCCGGCAGTTCGCCTTCTCGGTCACCAACGATGCGGCGCGCGCCTTCGCCACCAAAGGGGTCCAGCAGCTCCTCGGCATACTGCTCGGCTCTCTCGGGGGGGCTGGCGGTGACTGGTCGGGCTTCCAGTCCCTCAATTTCGGGGCTCCTCCGGGCGGCGCGGCGGCGGGCGGCCCCATCGGTTTCGCGGCGGGCGGTCGCATACCGGCCAACGTCATGAAGGGAGAGGTCATCTATGGCCCGCGAGCGGCGCGGCGCATCGGGTCGGCCCGGCTTAACGCGATCAACACAGGGACCTATGCGGGCGGCGGCGCGGCTCTCGTTACGGGTGGCTCGGGATATGGGGACGATGTCTCAACCTCCCTTGCCCCGGGTTCCTACGTGGTTCGCAAGGCCATGGTGGACCGCTACGGTGTGGGCCGGCTAGCCGGTCTCGCGGCGGGCGGCGCGGCGGTCTCTATCAGCGGAGTCCCCGATATGGGCCTCTCCCCAACCTCCTCACTGGTAAGGGGTTACGCCGAAGGCGGGGCAACGTCCAGCTTTACAGCTACTCCAACCACCGCGGCCAGCTCGGGCGGTGCGCTATCCATCAACACGTCCGTAACCATCAACGACCAGAGGACGACCGCCACATCTGAGACCAAGGGGGGTGGTGGCACGCTGGCTGACCGCCAGATGGCCGCGGGCCTCGCGCGCCAGATGGAGCAGATCGCCCTCAAGACCATCGAGACCCAAACGCGGCTCGGCGGCATGCTACGGCTGCCCAGTCTAAGGGGGAACTAGACCATGGCCACCACAACCTACAGCTTCTTCGGCTGGAACGCCAACTACACCTACACCAAGTGGGACGTGGTGTACGGGGATGGTGATACCCTCTTCTACTACAGCACCAAGGGGGATAACCTCGCCGCCAAGCCTCACGCCCTCTTCACCTATAGTGCAACCCAGACGGCGCGCACGGACGACGTCATGCGCGTGTCCTTCACCCAAACGGGTACCACCTACTTCCAGCCGGGCTCCATCGTCGAGATCTACAACGTGGCACCCGATGCCTCGTCCAACTACTCAGGCGTCTGTCTCGGCGCGGGGGCCGGCTACGTGGACATCCTTAACCCGGGTCTCAGTACGACCAATGCCGCAACGGCGGGCACGGTGCGCGCGCCTATCCACCCCTACTGGACGACTGGGTTCTACTGGGTACCCGCTTTCAGTACCTCGGTAGACCACAATCAAGCGGTCATCAACACCCAATTGGGGGAGGGCTACAGCCAGCGCATGAACCCCTGCATCAACAGCAACAGCCTGAACTGGAACCTCATGTTCGAGAACCGCACCGACAAGGAGGCGCGTTCGCTGCTCACCTTCGTGCAGAATATGGGTGGAGTGGCAGCGGTCCAGATGCCGTTCCCAGTCGGGCTGCTATACAATGTGCCGACGCTCAAGTACATCTTGGGACCGGCCAAGCACTCGCTCGATTCCTACGGCCTCAATTCGGTCAACCTTCCTGCGAGGCAGGTTTTTGACCTCTGACAGATCTGGGGTCTAGCGGGTGTATAAGCGATGGTCAGGTACAAGGTTTCAGTTCAGGTATAAGGTGTCATCATGCCGCTAGCCTCAGTCAACGCTACCAGTTCGTCCTTTTCACCAAGCACACTCTTGGCGCTGTATACGCTCGATAGCAGGTTTGTCTCCGTGAACGGGCAGATACTGAGGTTCGTGTCCTCGGTTAATGGTCTCTATCAGTCTGTCGTCTTCAACAGCCTGACCTACACCCCGTTCCCTATAGAGCTGACTAGTAAAGAGATTGCGGGCCAAGGAACGCTGCCTCGACCGAGGCTGCGCGCAAGCAATATCAACGGATTCATCAGCGCCTTCCTACTCACGCAGGGAGACCTCGTAGGTGCGCGTCTCACCGTCACTCGTGTATACGCGAGGTACCTCGACGCAGCCAATTGGCCCGGTGGCTCCAACCCCTATGGCACGCCCGATACCACCGCGGCCTACGAGGACGACATATGGTGGATCTCGCGCAAGATCACGGAGAATCCAGAGTACGTCGAGCTTGAGCTTAGCTCCCCCTTCGAGCTTGATAACGTCAAGCTCCCCAGCCGCCAGATGAACGCCACGATCTGCTCCTTCCGGTATCGGGACGGCGAAACCTGTGGCTATACGGGAGTCCCCGTAATGGATCGCTTCGGCAAGAGCTTCACCGACGCCGCGCCGGGCGGCTATGGATATACCCTTAACGCGCGCGGCGCGTGGGCTTCCGGCAACACGTATGCGGTGGGTGACTGGGTCTATATCATCAGTGAGAGCGATTTCACCAACGGTGAGACCCTCGTCTACGTGTGCACCAAGGCCGCGACCACGGGCACTGCTAACAATCCCCAGTTCAACGCCACCAACTGGATTGCTGATGCGTGTCCCCACAATCTGTTCGGGTGCGACGGTCACTTCGACTCACCGATCCCAGCCGGGTTTTTCGCGGGTATCAGTCGCGCCAGCTACATCAACTGATGAACACGCGCGTCAAGCAGACCATCATTGACCACGCCCTCTCCTCCCCAGACGAGGAGGTCTGTGGGCTGGTGTACCACACCGAGAGGGACGTTGTTGCCTACCCTTGCGCCAACGTGGCTCCGGATGGTCCAACCGAGGACTTCCAGATTGATCCTCAGGCGTACGCGGCGGCCGCGAGCCTTGGCAAGGTTTGCGGCGTGTACCATAGCCACCGAGCGGCCGGCTCCGGCGCGGTGTTCAGCGAGGCTGACCTCGATATGGCGGTCGAGCTAGGCCTGCCGTGGTACCTCTATGCGGTCGGCCCGCGCCAGTGGGCCGCCTACGTACCACCCACCTATCACGTCAACCCAGTGGGTCAACCCTTCATCTTCGGCTGCTTCGATTGCTTGGAGGCAGTGCGGGTCCACTATCGGCAAACCCTCGGGATCCACCTTACCGACCATGACCGGGACGAGACCTTCCGCACGTCTCAACCTAACGCCATACTGGACGGCATAGCCGCCGAAGGCTTCATCAACGTGGGTGATGATCCCCTCGTCATGCAGCCTCACGACGTCCTCCTATTCCACACCCGGAGCCGCCGCTATCCCCACCACCTTGGGGTATACATGGGATGCAACCGGATGCTCCATCACCCCGCCGATGGGCTATCCCGCATCGATGACCTCAGTCCCGCTTGGTTCCGCGAGCTGGTTGGGGTCTTGCGCCACGCCAGCCGCATGCCGGCTTTAGCCGTATGACTGACCTATCCAACCTCACGACCGTTGTCCTCGTAGGGTCCCTTGGGCGCGCCCCGGGCATCCCCCTGTCCACGTGGCATCTGGATGTCAAGAGCCCGGCCGAAGCCATCCGCGCGATCGACATCAACACGCGCGGGAAGCTGGGTGAATATCTGCGCGGGCCAGCTGCCAAACGATACTACCGCATCGCGGTCCAGCGGCGCGATAACGTCATTGATCCTATGGTTGAGGGGGGGCATCGCAGCGGGCGGTCTACCATCTACATCATGCCCACCATCCGGGGGCGTGATAGTGGAACGACCAAGATTATCGCGGGAGCCGCGCTCATCGCCCTCTCGTTCGTCAACCCCGGTTTGCTGCCATATACGTGGTCATTCGTCGGTACAACCGCCTTCACCGTTGCAACCACAGTAGTGGCCAGCTATGGCGTATCCCTCCTGTTGGGAGGCATCGCCCAGCTCTTGGCACCCAACCCCAAGGGTCCCCAGCAGAGTGCCGAGCAAGCCCAATCCACATCATTCCAAGGTAACGCAGCGGCCATCGTGCAGGGTGGCTGTGTACCTGTGGTCTATGGGCGCGCGCTGGTCCCCGCCTTCCCCATCTCGATCAGCATCAGCAATAATGATGTGAGCATCACCGATGCTGGCACACAGGGTACGGTCACCACCCTCTATCTGCCGGGCGGTGGTGTCCAGTACGAGCCCGGGGAAAACGTGTCCTAAACCATGGCCTCTCCCGTCGAATCCCCGAATACCCTTATCTCGAACACCCGCGTCAAGATCATTGACGCTATATGCGAGGGCGTCAACGGTGGCTTCTGGCCCGTGTCGGGTGTCTCGGGCGTAAACCCCCTATGCTCGGTCATCTTCGACGATATCCCGGTGATGAATGGGGATGGGTCCCCCAACTGGAACATATCGGGCCAAGGGTTTGCCTTCCAGTATACCAGCGGTGCCAGCGGTCAAGCCCCGATGGTTGGTTTCGAGAAGGTTGAGGCCCTCGTTCCTCTCCCCTTCAACACGCGCGTCTTCAACCCACCGCCCAACAATGGCGCGGCCAAGAGTGTCATCGTTTCGTTCAACACGACGCAATATCCTGACGCCGAAGGTGTCAAAATCACCACCCGCGTGCCGGCACTATATACGGTGGATACCAGCAACGGCAACACCAACGCCTTCGCGCTCTTCTACGAGATCGACATCGCGTTCAATGGTGGCCCGTGGGTCTCGCAGATCCTTGGTCCAGATGGCGATGGCAACCCGAGTACGGTACAGCAGATCGTCGGCAAGTGTACCTCACCCTACTACAAGACCCACATCATCCCACTGCCCAAGGAGACGCCGGCCGCGGCGTACTATAGCTGGAAGGTGCGCGTTCGTCGCATTGACCAGAACATCCTTTCATCCAACACCGCCAACGATCTCTACGTTGACAGCATAGCCATCGTCTCCTCCAATACGTACAGCTACCCCATGACGGCGGTTGTCGGGCTGGAGCTGAGCGCGGACCAATTCGCCGGCACCGTCCCCTCGCGCGCCTACGAGATCAAGGGTATAAAGGTGCAGGGTCCGGAGGGTTATACTCCGACCCAGTACAACGTACAGACTGGGACCATCACGGCAGCAGTCTATCCGGGGGTTTGGCTGGGAACCTTTGCCAGCGCGCGCGTTTGGACCGATAACCCAGCGTGGATATTCTACGACCTCGTCACCAACCGTCGCTATGGGCTCGGCAACTACATCAGGCCCGAGTGGCTGGATAAGTGGACGCTCTACCAGATTGCACAGTATTGCGACGAGATGGTGGACGATGGCGACGGAGGCTTGGAGCCGCGGTTTACCTGCAACGTGGCCATCACCAGTCCGCAGGACGCTTACACCCTCCTCAACAACCTCGTCTCGGTGTTCCGCGGGATGCTCTATTGGGCCAATGGGCGCATCTTCCCGGTGGGGCCGGAGACGCGCGACCCCGTGTTCAACTTCACGAACGCCAACGTGGTCGGCGGCGGCTTCAACTACAGCGACACGCCGCGCAACACGCGCACGACCGTATGTGTGGTCAAGTGGACGGACCCGTCCAACCTCTACCGTCCCACGCCGGAACGTATTGAAGACCTCGATGGGATCGGGAAGTACGGCTACATCGAGAAGCAGATCACTGCCTTCGCGACAACCTCGCGCGGGCAGGCCATTCGCGCGGCCAAGTGGCTTCTGACGGTAGAGCAGCTCCTCACCGAGACGGTCTCCTTCCAGACCGATCTGGAGGGTCTCTACCTGCGACCGGGCGACGTCTTCAACGTCTACGACAACTACCGCAACAACCAGCAGCAGGGCGGGCGAATCGTTGACTTCAATGCGGCGAACACCTACCTGACCCTCGATAAGACCGTTACGCTGGAACCCGGGTTTACCTACGTGATGTCAGCACTGGTTCCGGCCACCAACATGGCGACTGGCCAAGGTCTCACGGGGTCCAATCAGGTGGGTCTCATCCGTAACAGCCAGATCGAGACGCGCGTGGTGGCCACCCCAGCTGGATCGTATACCTCTGTGACCGTCTCGGGCGCGGGCTTCTCGTCTAACCTTTACCGCGGCTCCGTCTTCATCCTGAATGGAAGCGGCACCAGCGTGACGCTGTTCGATCAAGCTACCCAGTACAAGTGTCTGGTTACCACGGAACCACAGAATGGGGTGGTGGAGATATTGGGGGTCAAGTACAACACGGGGGTCAACTACCTCGTCAACAACAACTACTCGGTAGTGGTCAGTCCCCCTATAGATGGGGACACGACGCCGCCTGCGCCACCCACGGGTTTGGCCGTGGCACGCGTCACCGGCCTGTTGAACGACAACACCTTCTTTCAATACCTCTACATATCGTGGTCTGGCTCCCCCTCGACCAATGTAGCCTACTATACGGTGTCGGGATTAGAGCTTGCCTTCCCACCAGCATTCCCCATCGGTCAGACGACCAATACCGGGATCAACTATGTCCATACGCCGGGTATCGTCTATCGTTTCTATGCGGGCGCTGTCAATGCTAATGGCTATGAATCTGCCTTCGTCCAAACCAACTATACAGCACCGGGTAACAATCCTCTTGGTACCACGACCCCGCTGTCTGGTATCATCATCTCCACCAACTACGACCCCTACTACTTCAGCACTGCCCTGAACCGTGCGACGGGCTATGTCGGCACTCAACCGGTGTTCCTGTGGGATGTCGCACTGGACAGCATTGATGATACCTTGGAGACCCCCACGGCCCAGTTCATAACGGGTTATCGCGCGCGCGTTATCAGCGTAACGGGTGGCGAGTGGAATCTGCTGGCCAACCCCATCATTCTGAGCGGCAAGAACAACACCTCTCTCGCGTGGAACAGCTCATTCCTGATCACGGGTGCCAGCATCAAGAGCCTGCGCGCATTCACACTAGCCGTAGACACCTTGGATGAGTACGGCAACACCGTGTCCGGCGGTCGATTGGCGGTCAATAATCCCCACCCGCGGGCACCCGTGGCCTCGGGGTTCGTTGGCTTCAACGGCGGCGTGTCTTACAATATCACCCCGTCGCGCGCCGCGGATATCAGCGGCGTGTACATCTGGACGAATGCGCTGCCTTCGTTCACACCCACTTTCGATAACGCCACGCTGTATAGCAGCAATCTGGCGGGCTTCGCGGATGCGCCGCAGGCGGGCAACGTGTACACGTGGTTCTCGATCGTTGACACCTACGGACCATCTGGATCTATACTAGCAAACGGCGACTACAACGCCCCCATCTATGGCCCCATCAGCGGCAATGCCAACCAGATCGCGGGCGAGTTGTTCATCGATGTGACGGCGGATATCAGCGGCGCGTTCAGCCTGATCACTGGGATGGTGACCAACAGCATCAACATTGTGTCGGGCGATACGTTGCTCAGCCTGCAAACCGTTCAGGGTCTCAGTGGCCAGATCACAGGGCTGGGCGGCATCCCCGGGGCCGTCAATACCGCCCTCAATGTGCGTGTCAATACGGCCATTGTGTCGTCCTCGGGCAGCCTGTCCCAGCAGATCGATGCGGTTAGTGCGCGCATAGAGACGACCGGCAGCTCGCTGACAGCGACCGTGGGCGAGGTCAAGACCGCGCTGGCCACAACCGGTGGGGCATTGTCCCAATACACGCAGTCGCTGCAAGCCTACGCCTCCGGCCTCAATTCGCAGGTAACGATCGCCGCGCAAGCGTTCGTGACTGGACAGGTAAACGGGTTTGGCGGGGTGGCGGTCTCCCGATGGGGTTTCAAACTGGATAGCAACGGTAAAGTGGTCAGCATGGAAGCGGTGTCGGCGTCAGCCCCGGGACAGACCGGCAATAGTCTTGGGGTCATCGCCTTCGCGGGAGCCAGCCTTCAGTCCAACACCTTCACTGCCGGTTCAGCGGGTTGGCGTGTGCAACCAAATGGGGACGCCGAGTTCAACAATATCTCGGCGCGCGGGGCGTTTACGGGTGGGGCGGGGAGCTATCTAGCCGTTATAGATGGCCAGACATTCTCTATTGGTGCTCCTGCCGGCAACCGCATATCCACAGCCGTGGTGCCGGGCGTATCAGATGCGCGCACGTTTGCCATCTCTAATACAAGCAACACCGCGGTGGCCATCATGCAGATGGTGTCTAATGCGGGAGAGTTCTACCTCGCTAACTCGGCTGGCACGGCTAACATTACAATGATTGGAAGTGCAGGTTCCATCAACTGCGACACCCTTGATGTAGATAGCACCTCCAATTTCGACGGAGACATGACCTTCCCCGGAACGCAGAAGATCAAGTTCACCAATGGTGGCAACACTGCGGTCTATATTAACGAAAGCAACGGTCTGCGCCTCTGGGGTGATGGCACCCACCCCGTCCAAATCAGCGGCTCGAATACCATGCTCCAATACGGCGTGTACACCAATACCCCCCTGACCATCGCTGGCTACATCGAGATCCTTGACGCCAACGGAACCACACGTAAGCTGGCCGTCGTAGCCTAATCCCCCTATGGACCGTCCTACCCTCGAAACCCTCCTCAAACGCTCACTCGAAGGCCACTCCTCCTTGGAGCACCTTGCGCGCGAAAAGCAGGCCTCTATTCAGCAGACCGAAGCCCAGCTTGCCGATCTCAAGGAGGGTCTCAGCCGCGTGCGTGGCGCACTCGAATACAGTGGTCTCACCCTCAAGAGTCTCAAGGGCGACCTAGAGCAGATTGATGCTCGCGACAAGGCGGCCAAGGCGGCGGCCGAGCAAGCCGAGAAGACGCGGCAGCCCGAGTAGGGGCTTACCAGCTCCCACCCCACGCGCCGGTTGTGTCCAACCTGACCAACGTAGCCCAGAAGGGGCTGATGAAGGTGTCGCTGGGGGTCTTAAGATACCCGCGCCACGAGGTGGACACGGTGTCACAACCGCCTAGCCCCACCCCGAAGGATTGGTCCACCAGTTGAAGATCGGTGAAGTAGAACCCGAACATGGTCGTAGAGCTGCATGGCTGCTTCACTATCACGTTGAGCTGTTGCCCGGTCACGGTACAGGCGAGCCGCCGCAAGGTGTCGGCCTGATAGCGGCCAACGATGGCCTCGGTCCTCAGATTGACCGGTATTGGCCAGATGACGGGGCGGTCGGGCGGGAAGACGAAGCCCAAGGGTTTCAGGGCGCCCCGATTGATGGTCAAACCTAGCTGGAACGATTGGAGGTAGCAGGCCTGCTGTCCCGTGAAGACAACCCCGAAGGGGCTGTTATCTGGGAAGGTCAGGAACATGTCTTGGGCACCAATGGCCGCCACGTTATCAAAGGCCGCGCCAGTCGTGCTGCGGTTATACTGGGAGGAGGTTCCGGGTAGCACAAAGCGGCCCGTCACCTGCGTCCCATCCTGATAGTTGACCGATGGCTTCGCAACCCCACTTGAGCCGGTCAGTACGAAGGCCGAGAGACAGTTCAGGGTACTATTGGCCCGCACAAGACCCCCGACCGAGGCCGATAGCTGGTACGACGTAAGGACACCTTGGGCGAAACCGAGAACCTCCCGCGGGGCCGCATAGGGCGCGCCGATCGCATCGACACCCGCGCTGTCCTCGACCGAGACGTACAGGTTCTTCTCCTGTTCCAGATCTATTATCAGTGTCCCTGTGGCGTTGAAGCGGGCTAGGCCGAGGAAGCGTTCGTTGAACCCGTTCGTGTGGAACCACTCAACGTTGACGTCAACAGAGGGTGGGGTGGCATAGTAGGATTCTATGCCCGCATCAAGGTAGACTTGGTCATCAAGAGGGTAGTTGATATCCCATGTGACCGCCTGTACGCGGCTAAGCTGCTGGAGAGAGCCGCTGACCGTTTCGTCAGCCGAGGCATCGCCCGACGAACAGAAGAGGGCCTTCCCCGGGTATTGGGGGCAAAGGGGGAGGGGCATGGATTAGTTGGACTGAGGAACGGTATAGTATCGACGATACCCGTTGTATTCCTTGCGACGCCCGCGAGAGACGTTGAGTAGAGGATAGTAGTCGAGGCCCTTCGCCACGGCCCAGTCTTTCAGTCCCTTCCAAGGTAGGCTAATCAGGCTACCGTCAGGGCAATAAAACCGGTAATAGTGACGATAGTGTTCTACGCGGGCAGGTAGGCACCATCCTTCCGCAATATCCTTGGTGCCCTCCAAAAGGTAGCGGAGGTAGGTAGAGTTCACCCCGTAACGGTTACAAAAGTGGGAACGTGCGTCCAGTCGGACGTAAGCCCTTCGTCCATCAATGTGCTCGATCGGCGTGTATCGAGCGATATCTTCGGGACGACTCCATCCGAGGCATTCATCTCTTCCCCCCTTCATCAGATCCTTAACGGCAGACGGCGCGAGATGGTTGCGACGACAGAAGGCATAAAGCCCATCCTTCGGGATCTCATGTAGTACACCAAAGGGATCGAGGATGGAGAGAGTCTCGGATGATGGGTCGCTTGTGCGCGTCCATCCTTGGAGCGAATCAATGTGTCCGTTTACGAGCGAACGTAGGGAATCGAGACTGAGCCCTTTGCGTTCGGCCAGCTCAGTGAGCCCTTGACCGGTCACTCGCTCACCGTTTGGGTCTAAAAGGTCGTACGCAACCCCGAACGATCTGTTGCGCGCGGCGCGCCATATCTCGCGATTGCGCGTCCATCCTTCACGAAGACGAGCCTTGCACTCTTCACTGGCTAGGACGCCTCGTTGTCGTTCCGATTGGCGGGCTCTCTGTTCATCGGTCCACTTACGACCCGTCTGATCCTTGGCGCACGGGTTGATGTTGAAGCCATAGGTGTGATCGTACGACTGGTAAAGGTCCATGTATTGCTGCTCCCACTGGATGCGTATGTCGAGAGGACACTCGTCTAGCACCCGACATTCAAAGGCGTCTGGACCATATTTGTCCCACGTTCTTTGAAGGTGGTGCGACGAGTGCTCTCTGTGTCGCAGATGACACAGGTGAACATTCATGCGCTTCCGGATATTCTTCGCGCTGCCGATATAGACCTTCCCGTTTGCGCGGCAGGCGATGAGATACACGCCGGACGTCCGAGGGAGGCGATCAACGCCATGCATGGCTAATATCTCCAATTATAGCCACCCAACGGTCCGGGATATCCTACTGGTGGAGGTGAGAGGTATTCGCAGTCTCGCGGTCCCGACTCATCGATCGAGTAGGCGTTCGCGAGATACAGCATGAACTCTTGGGCCTGCTTCGCCATCTCCCTGTACTCCTTGCCTATATTGATCGCGTTGCCGCGCGCGATCTTGGAGTCTCCCTCCGCCAAGCTGGTCCACGGTATGTCGGCCGGCACCAGTCCCATCATCGTTTGGGCCAGCTGATTGTACCAGTTGGTACGCACCATGCCCTCGATGATTGCTAGCTCACGATTGGTGAGATCTGGTGCGGCATCGAAGACGGCTCCGGTGCCGAGGTAGCCAGTGCCGCTGTAGCAGGCACCGATCAGGCTGTTCAGCCTTCCTAGTGTACTAGGTTGGACGGCGTAGCCCGAGATCGTGAGTGCAGAGAGGGTGGACGGTGATCCCAAATCTGTCCATATTCCCGTCGCCCAAGCCCCGAGTAAAGTATTAGAAGCCAAGACAAGGTCCTCCTAGGTAGTGGATACGGTCCGTTAGAGACCCGAGGGTGGTCATATCCCTGATATACACCGCCGCACCCCTCGGGCGGCCCGCGCCTCGGCCTACCCCTTGAACCACTCGCCCACCTTATGCAGCCGATCAACCGTGCGCTGATTGCGCGCCAATATGGCAGTTAGCCATCCGGCGAGCAGAGCGGGCGCGGCGAGGCCCACGTATAGGGCACGCTTCCAGAGGGTGGCGAACGGACGAGAGGTAGCTGTTACAACCGCCTCTAGGGTGGTAGCAAGGGGTAGCCAGACGACGAGGATAACGAGGGCGGTTGAGAGCATGGTGGGCTTAGGCTAGGTGTTTGAGCATCGACTTGCGCTGCTCCTCCTGCTTGGCCATCTGCTCAGGAGTGAAGCCCCGGTGCGGCGGCGCGGCTTGGGCCGCAACGCTTCCTTCGCGCCCGCGATGATAGCTCCACTCCAGCTCCAACCGACGCGTCAATTGGTCGCGGTCATCGATAGCCACAATGTGGGCCTCCTCGATGGCGTGCCGGTGTAGCTCGATGGTGCTAAGCTTGCGCAGGTAGGCTCCATAGGCCTCCAGAGTGGGGTAGGAACTGATTGCTCCCTTGGCTACGTTTGGGGTCCGGATCAGCTGGCGAACGCTTGTAACGGGGCCAGATGGGGGCGTGTAGCCTCCGTGCGTCTGGTGACCCGGGGGGTTTGCCGCGGGCGGGGCTTTGGGGGCGGAGGTATCCGAGATTTTACCGGTAGTAGTCTTGCGAGCCATATAGATCCTTGTGCTTGGGGGTGGGGGCCTTGAACCGCCCAGATAGCGGTAGGCGCACTGAGCGGAGGGGGTATACACCTAGGGGAGGGGTTAGGCGAGGGCGTCCACCTCAACCTCTTGTGGCTCAAGGGGTTGTGTGACGGACACGTGGAGTCCAAAGGCGGCAAGGATCTCGTCCGATGGGTGGCACCGTGCAACCGCCCGCCTGAAGCGCGGCGAGCACATGCCCCCTTCCACCTTCCCGATCAGATCCTTCAGCTTGTCCCACTTGCGCGTCAAACGAGGGATGTCTAGCGCCCAGAACAGCTTGGCGAGCCAGTAGACCTTGGCTCCTCCGATGCCGTAGTCGTAGATGTTGGACGACTCGTTGGGTTGCAGGGCAGCACCGTCTGAGTGGGGGACGTAGAGGTCGAACATAGCTTTGGTCCACTCCATCATCTCCTTGGTCCCCATAACGCAGATGGTGTAACGGCAGCCACGCGTCGGATCACTCTTGTCCTCGATGATCCAGCCGTCACCATCGATGAGACCAGAGAGGTAGGCCATGACGAGGCGCGGGTTGGTTAGAGGGGGAGGTAGGAGAGTGTGGGTTTTGCGCGGCGTGATGTTCCAGTTTCTGGCAAGAGCAGCACACAGTTCGGGGCATTGGATCTGGATGGTAGAGACGTAGAGCGTACCGTCGTATGGAGTCTCCTTACCGTACTTCTTGACAATCAGGTTGTATGGACGCACGTAGTCGTAGATACGCCCCGAGTATTGGACGGCCTTCACGATGGTCTCCAGATGAGAACGGTCCTTTGTGGATAGACCGAGGGTCAATCGTCCAATATCAGATATACAGCCATCGGCAGCAAGAAATCCAGCGATAGAGCAGTTAATCTCGTTGGGCACGTCGAAGAACGTGCGGTCATGGATTGGCAGCTTCTTCATCTTGACGCCGAGATATTTGGTGGCTCGTGACCGGATAGCATTGTACGTGCGGCCCGGAAGGAGGGGCATCACGTCTCGGGTGATGTCCTTGCCGTTGGCGAACTGCTGCTTGAGGATAGCGTCTTCGGTGGGGGTCCAAGGGATATTCATGGTATGGTTAGCGGGACAGATAACGTAGCTGTGGATGCCATGATGATAAGCAAAAGCCCGCAGTAGTGTCAACTGCGGGCCTTGAGGGGGTAGGGAGAGCTAGAGGAGGTCTAGTAGGCGACGGCGAATTTGCCTCTGCTTTCTACGGAAACGTAGCCTTCCCTAAATCCGCCGTACATTCCGACGCGTTGTGACCTCAAACTATACGTGTCATCCGCGACCAGCGTGAAGGTGTCACCCTTCTCGTCGGCCATCGTGAGACGCGCGAGGTCGAACATCTCTGTATTGAGACCCACGACAACCTGCTCAGTGGCTCCATTGAAGGCTGCGCCGGCTGTGCCGCCGAAGCCGGAACCATTGGTGGGGAGGAGGGTGGCACCCACAGCGGTATCGAAGACGCCGTTGAAGGAGGCTTGGCCGCCCGCCATCGTGGTGCCGACACCCATCTCGTACACCTTGTGGAGGACCTTGCCGAACAGGGTCGGGACGGAGCCGCCGCGGAAGATCTCTTCACGCACTGACTCAGGAGCACCGAGGGCAGACGCACCTTGCGTCGCAACAACCTGCCGCGTGTTCTGCGGCTGGTAGGCAATGGACCGGACTTGACCCATCCACTCCGGAGAGCCGAGGACGTCGGTAATCTCGCGCAGGTCGTTGACCGGGGTACCGCCGACCCACGAGGCCGTGGTGCGGTCGTAACCGATCTCCATGTTGTTCCAGTCGTCCAGCTGGAAGACGCCAGCCGTCGTGGAACGACACATCGGGATGTTGTTGGTCGCCGTGTTGGCGGAGTTACCGTCGATACGGGCACCGGCCAGCGAGTTGAACAGCACGAAGGCACCGTTGGTTTGCTGGATGAGGAGGATCTCCTGCATCAGGCGCGTGAGGGTGTTCGCGAGGTGATCAATGTCGCCCGCCGCGAGGTAGTTCTTGTTGAACGATACCGCGGAGTCGATGGGGTAGGTCTGGACGTACAGCTCGGTCGTGCCCTGCACGAAGTTGGTCTGCGTGCCGCCGGGCTGGCTCATCGACCACGACGTGAGGTAGTTGGCCGCACGAATGTCGAAGTAGTCGTCCAGCTTGATGGTGGCCGGAGCCCCCTTGCTGTAATTCAGCTTCTGGTACAGGTTGGCGACCGTGTTGGCCTGCTCGATCGCTTGCAGGATGGGTCGCGTCATGACCGCTGCCACCGCTTCGAGGGCGGCCATGGACTCGGTCTTGTTGTTGGAGCCCATGCGGCGGACGAGGTCGAGTTGCTCGGGGGTCTTGTCGAGCTGGACGCGGATGCTTCTCTTGCGGGGATTCATAGGGGGAGTGGTATACCGGGGGTTAGGGTGGATGGGTTACCGCGGGAGGTTAGAGGTCCAGCTTGAGCTGGGCGTAGCCGCCGAAGGCCGAGCCCGAGTAAGAGAGCCACTTGCCGACCACAGTGCGACCCGTGGCGAGGAAGGGGATGTTGCCGACCGGGTTCACGACGCCGAACTGGCCGGCGTTGCCGATGGTGGCCGCATAGCCCGGGTAGGGCGTGCCGTTGATGTTGGCCAGCTTGACCGTGAGGATACCCTTGGTGACGATCGGTACCGCGAAGCCGGTCTGGACGAAGCCGCGCTCAATCGTGTGCTCGTAGGGCTGGTTGACGAGCAGATTGCCGTTTTCATCAAGGGTCGCCGTGGTGTGCAGCGTGACGCCGATGACGTTGTCCACCGTGTCGGACGCCGTGGCGGCGCGAACCGCGCGGCTCAGGCCATAGCCGTAGTTGCCGACGTTGGTGAAGGCGACACCGTTCGGGGCGGTCGTACGATACGCGCCGACTGATGCAGACGGGTCCTGCGCGCCGGTCTGGATGGTGACCAGCATGCCGTTGAGACCAGTGCCATCAAGCTTGAACAGGCCGTTGATGACGAAGGACTCGTTGATCTGTCTGAAGGGGAGGAGGTTGCCGTCAGTGAGGAAGCTCATGATAGAGGGGCTTTAGAGGGGGTTGAGGTCGTATACACCAGATCTCGGTGTGTTTGTGCGAGGGGTGGTGGAATTAGCGCGTCTTCTTGACCGTCTTCGAGCGAGCTTCGAGGTCGGTGATCTTCTCGCCACCAATGGTGGTGTGCTTCGCGAGGATGGCGGCGTAACGGTCCTTGAGGCTCTGGGTCTCGGGGAGGGTAACGGTGTTGTGGACGGGGGCATCAATCACATTGGTGGCGGCGGAAGCCAGCGCGGTTTGCGCGGCGGCCTTGCACTTGTCGGTCTTGTCGTCCTCATCATCATCCTTCTTGGGCGGGACGGCGGCGGCAGTCTGCGCGGCCTTCAGGTAACCCTTGTACAGCCTCTTAGCGCGCGGCATCCACGCGGCGAAGGCGGCATCATCGGCCAACGCCTTGACCTCGGCCACGATATCGGCGCGGGTTTCGTCGTCAAAGGCGAAGACCTGCTCGATGGCTTCCATGCGGGTCTGGAAGGCTTGCTCAGCGGCGGCGATCTGCTGGGCGTTGATGAGAGCGTTGTACTGGGTGGTCAGGGTTTCGAGCCTCGCCTGTACCTCGGAGAGGGTGGTCTGGGCGGTCTGTTGGGCGGCTTCGGAGGCCTTGCGCGCGGCGACCTGCTCTTCGCTGGCCTTGGTGATGGCGTCCACGAAGGCGGCGACGTTGGCCATGACCTGAGGAATGTCTTCAACGGTCTTGACGGCGGCCACGGCTTGCTTGAGGGTATTGAGGTCCATGGATTGGGGGGTAGTAGATGGGCTGATGGTGATTGATACACCAGCGGAGGCGGTGTTTGTGAGCTGTGAAGCGAACTCGGCCATTGATTGTGCGCTTCGAGCAAGGGAGCTATCAACACGAGCAAAGGCGGCTACGACCTCATCGGTGGTAGAGACTGAGGCACCCGTATAGCCTGCGTGCTGCCCAGCCTCACGCTGAGCCTGAAGCTTGGCATCGTTGGCCTGCCCAGCGGGGGCGTTGACCGGATACACGTCGGTCTTGCCGGGTGGAACATATTCGGGTGCGGCCACGCCGGGGGTCATGCTGGTGATAACGCAGCCGTCGTACGAGCACTCGATATCAGTGCCCAACGTGGCGGCATCAATCACCTTGGCGGCTTTGATGACGCGGCCATCGGAAAGGGTCACGTCGATACCGGCGGGGAGACCTTTGTCGCCAGCCGCCGCTTGCAGCTCAGCCAGCTTGGTCTGCCAGCCGGCGGATAGCTTGAGGGTGCGAGTAGGGGTAGGAGATGATGCCATGGCAGAGCCGAGATCGCTTGGGTCTGCTGGGCTATACACCAGATCGGGAGAGGTTTGTACGGCGGCCTCTGTGGACACTGGCGGAGTGTCGCTGGGCAGGGGTGGAACAGTGGGGATATCCAGTAGGATCTCCTCGCGCGAACCCTCGGCGGGCGACCACGTTATGCTGTTGAAGGTCAAGGTTTTACCTTCGAAGCGCGTGTCGCCTATGTAGCTGGCTGCCACACCTTTGCACACGTAGGCAATGGTCGCATGGGGGGAGAAGATGGGCCACGTATCCTCGTGGTCGAGTGAAGCCTTCAGTAGCGCGTTGACACGGCGGATGTCGTCGCCATGGACATCAACCTTGATCACCTCGTACGGCTTGTCCTCGCTGGAGAAGGCTGAGACCTTACCCAAGGTGGCGGTGATAGGGCCGCAACCCTTCAGCGCGCGCCGGACCGCCTCGGCGTCGTTCCCCTTGATCCCATAGAGCGCGGTTACGTGGGGTTCATGCTCTCGACCGTAGTCATCCTCCTCATCATCCTCGTACAGGTGGTCATCGGGGATGGAGGCCGCATACTGGAGGAAAGGTTCGGCATCGGACGCCACCAGCGTGCACTGGGTGGAGCTGTACTTATGGGTCCCTGCGTCGGTTTCGGTCGCAGCCACCTCGGGCTCCGCCGTCACGATGGGCGTGATACCCTTGACCGCGGCCGCGGGCATACCTACAATCCCGCCACCCATGGGGATGATGGGCCACACGAGAACACGTCCAACCGTCTCGCCCTTCCACTCGCCCATCCCCTTGTTGACCCTCAATCTCTTGTCCCAGACCTTGTAGTCGGGGGCAGATGACTCGATGCGCCGCGTGACGGCCGCGAGGTTGATAACCCCCTTGGGGAGCGTGATGATGGCGTAGTCGTCGAATCCCACCTCGAAGGAGAGGCTCAGGTCATCTTTGGTGGGGGACCCCGGTATTGCACTCTCAAGGATATACTGCACCAGCTCGCGGTCCACGACCTTCCAGAGGGCCACAATGATGGCTACATTGACGGGTTGGCCAGCGGCGCGAGCCTCGTCCTCT